AAAGAGTCGATTGGCGTCCTTCCGCTAGAGTAAAGAGTTCCGTACCTTACTTACAATAGTAAATTGCTAGAAGAGCCTCACTGCAGTGGGGCTTTTTTTTATTCGAAGATTGTAGAATTACCACTTATTCTTGGAGCTGATGATCTGTTATCAAATCCTGTAACTAGATTAGTAGTAGTTGATCTATTACCTTGGTTATTAGTAACAGCTGTCACTACTTCAATAGCTCCAGCCTGATTCTGAGCAGTAGCTGATCTACGATTTTCAGTAGACATTACATCTATTTCTGATCCATCTACCACTCCATTTACTTTGATCTTTGGCATTACTAGATCTTCTCCAGTATCTACATTGATTCCAACGTACTTAAATGCACCTAGTTTGCTAGCTCCTTTAGTAGCTAACCCTTTGGCGAATGCCGCTAATGGACTATCACTCTCATCAGGAAGGAATGATTTTAGTATAGGCTTAAGAACCATTTTGAGTAGACTATCTAATCCTCCGACTATGCCCTTAGAAAAGAAACCTGCAATTTTAGACTTTGTTAACATATTAACAAAGAAGTCAATGATTTTAACAACTAGACTTTGGAATCCATCGACTACTTTTCCAATCATATCTGAAAAACTAAATCCTTGGATTTGCTCTCCTACATCTTCCTTACCAAATTTCTTAAATATCCAACCTACAGCATCTTTTAACATATCTAATGGTATACCAACAATACCTACTAAGATCCCTTTAAGTGCACCAAACATACCAGATACAAATTTGTTTCCAGCTGCATCGTTCTTTACACCGTCAATAGCTCCTTTTATACCATCGAACACACCCATTATAATAGTAAGAGGAAAGAATAACTTACCAAATAACCTACCAATTGGTGCAAACACTTTAAACGCGAATTTAAAGAATGTACTTAATGGTCTAAAGAATCCCTTTGCTATTAAGCCAAAAGAACCTACAGCTTTCTTAGTACCAGTTAATGTTTTAACTACTCCAGCTATAGGTTTAAATGCTTCTTTGAATCCATTGATAATAAAACGAAACGGCCTCATTACAGTATTAACAACCTTGGATACCATTCTGCCACCATTTGCAAAGGATGACTTCAAGTTTCCAAAGGAGGCTTTAAGTGATGACGCTAGTTGTTGTGCTGAAAGGATTAGTAATTGGCCTGTAAATTTCAAACTAAAGAAAATATCTTTGGCCACTTTGATTGATTTTGCAAAAAAGGTACTAGTTTTCTGTACAACCTTTAAGTTTTTAATTGATCCTGTAATACCACCGAAAACTCTTCGGAATATCGTTCCCATTAGCTTTATAGCTTTAGCCCATAATGGCAGTTTCTGCCATTGGCCATTAACGGCTCTAAAAGTCTTTATCTGTCCTGAGAATAAACCACCAAATAATTTGGCAAAATTCTTTATCTTGGTAACACCTCTAAAGAGAAGCAGACCTGCAGATTTAATTGAATCACCAATACCTAAAACAAACCCAACAGTTAAGCCTGCAACAATACCTGCAAGACCACCAACGATTGCTAGGGCTTTACCGAACCATCCCTTTGGCGCATCAGGGATTATTAATTCTTTCTCAAGAAGCTTACCTAATAATTCATTAGTTTTATCAGTTCTAGCAATACCTTCTTTATTGACCTCGAGCTCTTTAAGTTTATTGCCAGACATAGCACCACCTAGAATGTCTAGCTTTTTATTAGCTGACAGTCCAAATTTGTGTATACTCTTAACAACTTTCTGAAGTGAATTGTTTATATCTGTAGAATTAACTTCTATTCCAGATTTAAGCCTATCCGTTATCTCAGAAATTCCATTACCGCGATCTCTAGTCTGAGGTGCGCTTTTTGGATCTAAACTATTATCTTGCTCATGAGCCATGGTTTATACCTATTTACTTCCGTTGATTTTATCTTTAGCAGTTCCGGCATATAGACCAAACCAAGCAGCACCAGCACCGACTACGATACTAATTAAACCTGACTGTTCCATTGTAGGTACTTCTAATTCCATAAACCAAAAAGTACAGTAATATAATAGATAGATGTATACACTTAAGAATGCCCTAGGGAATATTCTCCATGCATCTATCATATTAGATAACCATATCCATTTTTGCCATGGATTTTCTGGTTCTTGTTCTGATTTCATTTGTAGAATCTCAGCCTTTAAGCTTCCATTCTCTGTTACTAGTTCCATGAATTTATTAAGATCGATCTCGACCTCATTTCTACTCATATCTCCTGCGAATTTTTCATTGCTCATTTCATTTTCCTTTCTTGTTCAGCATTACGCTTGTTTTCTTCCTTAACATGCTCACTAAGTAGAGTAACATAAATCTCCCTCTCCCATGGTAACATATTATCTAATTCAGTTAAACTATATTGATGATGTTGCATCATCGCAAAGTTCGTTTTATAATGATTAACTAGAGTGTCATGAGAGAGGCTTAGGTAAAAAAACTTTGGATACCTTTTAGCTCTACTTTATTCTCATGATTACATGTAATACATTTAAATTCCATATCATATTTTAAAGATGGCATAGTTTCAAAGAAATTCGAAACTTCTACAAACTGTTCACTGTTTAATTCTTCTACAAATTCAGTTAATTCTTTAGTAGTAGAATCCGCCGATTCATATACTGCATCTTCATCAAATATATTTTCGATACATCTGATTATCAGCTTCATAACACCGTCAATACTTTCTGCATCGTTACCTAAAGATCTCATGTCATCAAATGATGGATATCTTAAAGTTACGCCTACAGTATCAGTTAACTTAATAATATTATCTTCACCTATTACTGGTAATTCAATATCATCTAGGTTAATATCAACATCGTTTGAGTGAGTACACTCAGGTCCTTCGCATTTAACTCCGACACTAATTCTTTCACCTACTGATTTTGCACGTAAATGTAAGAATATAGTTTCGATATCAAATATCGCTAGCTTATCGACGTCAATGCTTTCACTAACACATCCACCAATAACCTGTTTGATCGCATCTAGAATTTGCCCTTGATCTTGGGACTCCATTGCCATCATTAGTATTTTTTCTTCCTTAACTAAATAAGGTCTGAAGGATACTTCCTTCTTAAGTCCAGGTACGTATACCTTATATTGGACTGTATTTAACTTTGGTAAAGCCATAATATTTTCTCCGTAGTTACCAATTCATTTATAATATATTTATAATCCTATCTACAGCATCCTTTGCACCTGCAAGGAGTCCGCCTATAGGACTTAGTACTTCAAACTTGTCATATCCAAATGTAATACTCATTTTTTGAGGAGTACTTTCATTCGCATTTCCTAAAGTTAAACCACCGTAAGATGTAGGGTAAGCATTAATAAGCTTAACACCATACAAAGGTCTATTCTTTTCTTTATCCATTTGTTGGATAGTTATATCTGTCTGATACTCATCTTTGTAAGACACAGCATAATTTTTAACATCAAACATAGCTCCCATCCATTCGTCCATCATGTTTCTAATAAAGAAATCTTGTGTAAGCATAAACTCCATAGTCACATCTTCATCGATGTGGCCGGTTATAAATTTCTTTGATGAACCATAGCTTTGAAAATCGCCTGTTTGAAACTGTCTTCCTGGAATGTTAACTGAATCACAGAAGATCGATATATCTCTGGGATCATTTATTAAGCTTTTTAAATTAATGCCATTTCCAGCTATCACGCTATTTAATAGTGTCGATGGATTTAAATTAATCAAAGACATCTTAGGAGGTGTAAATATAACTTGATATCTATTTTGAAACGCTAAGCCTCCATGGTTTCTGATAGCGGATTGTAAATCGTTAATTGATTGCTTGGCCATTAATATTGGTCCCTACTGTATCTCCAAACACTAGCATCTTTAACACCAACGAACTGTTGCGTTGGCATAAACACTGCTATTTCCCATTCAGGCATGGGAACTCTTACTATCTTTGATTTAACATTAGACATAAGATATTGCTTGAAGCATGGTTTAAATTCTTTATATTTCCCTACTCCTTTCAGAGTATCATATCGTAATCTAGTTAGTCGACTAGATTCATTTACTTTTTTCGGCGCTAAATCCATTAGCCTTGCTAAAAATAATCCTCTAACTTGTGGCGATAAGTAATGTAAATTAATTCCTTGGAATCCACCTTTCGTAGGACCCACCAATATGGTTAAAGGAAACTTATCCCAATATGGTAACGTATCTTTTGTTTTTGCATCGTACGCATACATTATCATATCTCCTACCTTAGGAGCAGAAGTTGGGCTTAATGCATCGTCATTCATTAACGTTGTTCTATTAACAGTTCCTAAAGCTTTAACTTTCTTTTGGAACCATTGTCTAGACCCATCAGTCCTAGGACTTACCCCGCCTCTAAAAGCACCTGCTTGTAACTTATCAAATATATTTGCCATATAATCTATTTATATCAAGACTTAAGTAGTTTGATACCTAAATTGGATAAAGTATCTTCTGTCCATATCTGGAACTTCCAACCTTTATGATCTGCGAATTGATTAGCTGCTTCCCATTTACTTTGATTTTTAACGAAGGCCATGACCTCATTAATATATCTTTTAGTTTTTCTAGTCGGTTGCTTAGGAGCTTTCGTCTGTGACTTGGGTTTAATTTCAACTAATATACATTCACCATCATCCATTTCAATGAATAGATCTATGAAATATCGGTGGACTCTGTTATCCGTTTTGCACTTGTAAGGTATAACTACCTCTTCAGAATTCCACGCGGTGATCCTTTTATTAGCTTCACACCATTTAAATGCTTGTCTTTCCCATAAAGAACGGTAAACGACCTTAGTATAATCACCCAGATACTTTTCTGGTTTTTTAATTTTGTATTTGCCTTTGTAACTCATATAAATACTCTTATAGTTTATAAATAACTATATCTATTTATACGGGATAAAAAGCATGACAAGTAAAACTGATGCACAAAAATTACAAGCTTCCATAGCGAAAGTAAAAAATCAAGCCACCGTAAGAGCTGGCAAGCTTATGGAAGGCGTTGGCCAAACTAGGAAAACAATAGGTCATAGTGACACTATTTTAAGATTTCCTAGTGACTTAGCTACTGGCGCTAAAGTTCGGCAGTGTATTCGTTTCGCTATAGTAGATAGAAGATCTTTGGACGAAAAGAAACAAATATATTTGTATACTCCTCCAGGCATAGCTATTTCGGATGCTGCCGGGTATAACCAAGCAGATTTAGGATTAGTTGGTGGCACAGCTGAAGCATTTGTAAATGCCGCTGAAACAGGTGATACTGAAAACCTAAAAGGTAAGACTCTTTCAGATATTATTTCAGCAGCAACTACTAAAGCCGCTGGAGCCGCAGGATCGATTGGTCAAGCTGGTATGATGGCATCAGGTATTGCATCTAATCCATTTACTAATGTAACATTCCAAGGTACTAACCTTAGATCTTTTGCTTTCAGTTTTAAACTAGTAGCATCAAGTGAAAAAGAATCTGATGATATTAAACTAATTGAAAATACATTTAGAAAATTCTTATATCCTAAGAAAGCAAGTTCATCTAATTTTTTATTGGAATATCCACCTTTATTTAAGATAGAGTTTTTAAACATCAACGAAGAATCAGCTGATAGAAATACCTATATGCCAATGATTCAATATTCATACTTATTAAATATGACAGCCACATTTAATGCAAGTACAAACATTTATCATCGAGGTGGCGCTCCTACTGAATTAGATATTGCTCTAACGTTTCAAGAATCTAAAGCTCTTAGAAGAGAAGATCTATATAAGCATGATGGAGAAGATCAATATTCAGATCCAGAATATCATTTTGATTATATCACACCATTCTCTTTCCCAGGTGGGGCGAGACAACCAAGTAGCAAAGGATAATTATGTCATATTTTAAATTATTTCCAAAAGTAGGTTACGATTTTAATCGTCAAGGCGTTATACAAAACGTTATTAACATCTTTAGACATGTTAGACCAATTCAAAACTATGTTGATGATTTTTCTACCTATGTAAATTATAGTATTAGAAATGGCGAAAGGCCTGACGTAGTATCTCAAAGATTATATGGAACACCGGATTATCATTGGACGTTCTTTATTGTAAATGAATTTTTACATGATGGACTTGCAGTATGGCCTATGTCACAAGAAAATTTATTTGATTACTTAGAAACAGAATACAATGGATTTGCTATAGAAACAAGACCAGACATCCGAAGAAATAGTGATGGTGGTATTACTGAATTCAGAGATTCTTTATCAGGACGGTTTAAAATCGGTGAAACTATTACTGGAGGTGCTTCAGAAGCTGTTGGTACACTTACTAAAAAAGATCTTTATAACAATCAATTGATAGTTCAAGATGTCACTGGCACATTTGTTGGTGATGGTGTAGGTAACAATAGAGAAGTTGTGGTTGGTGCTTCAAGTACAGATTCAGTTAACACTTGGAAAGTATGGCCTTATGCCGAAGCTCCACATCATTGGTTTGAAGAAGGTACTGAGAAGATAACTCTTAAAGGAACTCCTTCAGAAGATTTTTTAAGTTTAACTAATGGCGCTGCGCTTCAACAATCAAATGGATTTAAAGGTACATTAATAAGTGCAAATTCTATTGAAGTTAATATCGCTAAAACTAGTGGACCTGATTTAAGTTTAACACATGCAATTTCTTCTGTAGCTGATCCAAGTGTCGTTATGGCTGCTGCTAATTTACAAGGAAAGGTTGTCATTACAGGAAACGTTCAGGTTTCTAATGCTAACTTCTTTTCAGTTACTGACGATGCAACACTAAATTTAATTCTTCAAGAAGGAACAGTTGCATCACCTAGTTATATTTCAAATAGAAATTATCTGTTTAATGTTAACGAAGAAAGATCTCAGATAAAGATTGTTGACCCTAAACACATTGAAAAGTTTGCAGAAACGTTTGAGAGCTTATTGAATGTCTAAGTTAATGCCCGACTATTATGAAAGAACATCCATAAAGTTGTGGCCTAATGGTGATTTCGACCCTCAAGGATTGTTCGGAGAAGTCCAAGCTAAATCTTTGGAACTAAAACAAATAGTATCAAATAT